AAGGGCAAGTTAAACTTGCCCCAAGTTTCTACTGCCTGCGCCAATCATAAGCCCTGCCCGGTGTCAGTTTTACCATGCGCCGCCGCCGAAGCCGCCGTCCGACCCATGTTTCGGCACCGCCATATATTCCACCGGCGCACTGTTGGCCGTTGCCCCCGACCACAACATATGCACCGCGTCGGGGCCGTCGTCGTGGTCTGCCTTGGGAAAATGGCGAAACTGTTGGATTAAGGTTTGCTGATTGGCATGAAGCAAAATCAACCCGTTGGCCATGTGCGGCTGCAAAGTCTCAATCCGCAGCAGCTTGTCGGCAATCGGTTTGACCGCCCGCGCCGGTACGGGAATGCCTTTTGCCGCACTTCGTTTGACCAGCTCGTCCTTCAGGAATTCCTGAAACTGCACCGTTTCCACAAACCACAGCTTGCACTTATATTGCGCATGCAAGCGGATAACGTCTTCAATAATCAAATCGGGCAAACGCTTCTTAATCTGCGCCTCCACGATAAACAGCTTGCCGCTGCTTCTTTGATACCCGCCCACGATAATCGCACTCGGGTCGCGGCTGGCCCCCGCTTTTCCGAGCGAAGGGTCGAGCGCGCCGAAATACACCAAATCGGCGGGCAGCTCCGCCCAAAACTGCATGGATTGGGTAAACGGCGCATCTTCACCGCTTACCGGATCATTCTGATATTCCGAATCGAAAGCCGCGTGTCCGTCGCGGGCGCGGATTTTCATCAAGGCCAACACGCCGCGCGCCGCCCAAGAGGTTTCCGCCCCGCGTTCCATTTCCGCTTTGTTCGTTTGATAGAACGCATCGGCCACCAGCTCACCTTCATTGCGGTACAACTCTTCCCATCTGTCCCACAAATCCATGCGGTCGGGCCATTTCAACATGGCTTTAAACTTGATGCCTTTCCAAAACGGATTATTGAGCGTACGGTTCAACACACTGTCGTAATGCAAAATCGTGCCGATATAAATCACATCGTATTTTTGCCCCACGCCGCCGAGCGGCAGCACGGTTTTCGTCAGCCACGCATTGAGCTTGTCGCGCTGTTCGGGATTTCGGACTTGTTCGTCGTTTTCAATATCGTCCAAAATCGTCAGGTCGGGGCGGTAAGGGCCGTGGCGCAATCCGCGCAGCTTTTTGCCGCTGCCCGCCACCTGCACCTTGATGTCGTTGGCCGTTACGATGGTACCTGCCTGCCACACGCGGCCTTGGCCGCAGACATCCGCAAAATCGGTTTTCAGGCGCGGGTTAAACTCCAATTCCGCTTTGATGGCTTCAAGCATCGGGTATGCCTGGTCTATGCTGTCCATCACAATCACGCAGTAATGCTTGCGTCCCGTTACAATGCACCACAAAGTAAACAACTGCGTAACCTGCGTCGATTTACCCTCGC